GTACCACGTTATCCACAACCAAAAAAATCAGTTGTGAATTACCTGTGGATTACTGCTGTTTATTTATGCATACGTCATGCATTGAATGTATACCTACCATTTGCGCGACGGGTTGACGGTTACGCCGTTGTTGTTGCCCTGAATGGGTGTCGGTGTCTGTTCTCGCTTGACCCGTGCAGCTATCTTGGCTAGTTCGCCGTTGCAATGTTTGCAGGCAGCACGCAGGTTGGCAGGGTCGTACCATGCCCCGCCTAGTGATACGGGCTGTATGTGGTCTACGGAGTCTGCGACGCTTGCGCAACCTGGCAAACCTATTTGGCATGTGTTGTTGTCACGTAGCAGTATCTGTTTGCGTACGGTTCGCCATTGTCCCCGGTATACGGGGTTTGCGCCTTTATAGTTGTTGTTTCGCATTGCGTCGTTGTTGTGCTTCGTGCCAGTTGATTAGTGTTATGTCGCTTGGGCGTTGTAACGGGTGGTTGGTTGTGTGTGGCCATTTGCCGTGTGCTGCGTACAGTAGGCGTAGGGCGGTGGAGTCTTGGACTGCGTGGTGTTGTTGGTATTTCAACCATGCGCGTTCTACGTCATTCAGCATTGGCTAATGATTTGTATAGGTCTGTTTGTTGGGCTTGGTTGCCTGCTGAACAGTTGCATAATGACACATACGAGTAGGCATGACCGTTGCGTTCCATGTTTAATTCTGTGCCGTCGTTGTCATGTTGGTATGCCCAGCCTGAACCGTGGCAGCTAGGGCATGACGTAGTTAGGTCTACGGGTTGTTTGTTGGGTCGCCGTCTGGCTAATTCTCTGAATTGGTATAGCGATGGCCAACGGGTGTTGCCGTCGTTAGTCCATTTGTCGAACAGTTGGCGTATGTCGCCGGGTTCCATGTTGCGTGCAATGGCGGTGTTTACCCATTCGTCTAACACGCTGTCATCTGCGTTCCATGGTGGTGTTGCGGGTCGCATTGCTTTTGCGATTCTCAGCAACGTTTGTTTTGCTTCGCTTGATAGCACGGGTTCGCTTCTCCTTGGCTTCGTCCCTCGCCGTCGTCGCTCCCCGGTGTAAGTGTGTGGGTGAGTCTAGTGACGTTGTCAAGGGCTGTCAAATATGGTGTCTGACCTGCGGTTTTACGTTTTCCACATATCCACAACAACGGTCAGTTTGTGTGGATACCTTGCGCACGGTCACGTATCACGTCAATGTCTGCGGGTCGCCATACATAGGCTTCCACGCCTGCACTCACCAACGTGTGCAACCATGCTTTCTGATTATCGGATACCCGCCCAGTAGCGGTTTTAAGTTCAGCCAGAATGAATCCGTGCTGTTTGTGTGCAGCTGCGATATCTGGCCAACCTGTGTGACCTTGTGTAGCGGTTGCCCAACGTCCGTTGCGGTGTTGTGCAGGTAACGGGTGGTAGACCCGCCACCCGCACGCCGTCAACAGTTCGACTACTTGCCGGGTAAACGCTGCTTCACTTATCTTCACGAGACTTTTTCGCTTCAATAAGGGAGTGACAGCGGTAGCAATACCATTGTTTCTCACCGTGTAGGTGCTGATATATCCCGCACCGCACACAACGCTTCAAACGGTTCATTGCTTTAAGTCCCTGCGTATTGCGTCCAACACAAATGTTGCGTTGCGTAGTTCAATTACCTGTGCTTCTAACGTGTCTAAACGTTCAGCTGCAAGCCACAACAACGCTGTAACGTCATTTTCCTTGCCGACTGCGCGCAACCGGTCTTGTAGTGACATTTCATACGCCATTTTCTGATAACTCCTCTATCTTTTTGCTGCAAGCAAACTTGTCTGCCTGCAATGTCTCTAAATCTTCGGCGGTTAGCTGCACGCCTTGTTTCTCTATCAACCGTTTTAGGTAGCCCATTTGGGCTTTACTGGCAGGTTGCTTGCCTCGTGGCGTGGTGTCACGTTCCACGTTGGGTGTTTCCCGTGTACGTTCACGCGCTAACACGACTTCGTCTTTACTGGCCATGCCCGCTTCAATAGCGATACCCATAAGCCCTAAACACCTGCCTAAACTGCTTGTGCTTGCGTTCTGCTGTTCACTACCACGGGTGTACGGAGTGGTGCCGGGGTACGGTTCCCAACATGACGCTACGCACGGCAACGGGTCGTCCTGCGTTCTCCACACGGTTGTTGTTACCTGAATAAACGTTTGACCGTCTGTTTGAACTAGCACCGGTTCAGATTCCTGCACCCGTAGGTCTGGCCATTTCTGTAACGCGTGTTTCAACCGTTCGTTAACGGTGACGTAGCCTGATAGGTCAAACGCCATCAGAACCAGTCCAAACGTGTGTGCATTGTTTTTGACAACTGTTCACTAGACCTGATTACGCACCACAAGCCCCATACAACTTCCCGGTATAGGTCAGCTGCGGTTGCGTCACCTTGTATTTGCAGGTCATCTAGGTGGTTGTCAATGTCTTTGTCTGACAACGCCAGTTGGCTTTGCCAGTGCAACATCTGTGCTAACAGTTTGTCATTTCGGTACATCACCAAACCCTTCATGTCAGGTGACGTTTCCCTGTTCATTTTCATTTGCCCTCCTTGTGGCTTCTTTATGCCGTTGTTGCGGTGTCATACCGCCAAATACCCCTATCCACGGATAAGGGAACGAAAGTGCATAGTCCAAACATTCTGTCTGAACGGTGCAACATTCGCAGATTTCTAGCGCACGCCGTGTGGTTTTTGACTGTGCGTTTCGACCGTCACCGGCGAACCACCACCGCAACGGTTTGCCGTAACACGCTGCGTCTATTGTCCACCGTAAATCTGTTGCCCGTTCCCATTCTGTGTGAACAGACACCATTTCAGATTCCACGCCCTGTTGCGCATATTTGCGTTGCGCTGCTGCGTTAGCTGCCCTGCAAAGGTCGCAACGGCAGCCATAACCGTATTTTGTGCGCGTGCCACATTCGTAGTTATCTAAATCTTTACCCATTACAAAGTTGCCATGGGTCAACGGACGAGTACCACGGCTGCCAACCGCAACCATACTGTCTGTCAGCCCATTGGTAAAGAATCCGTGCAGCTACCACGTTCTGTGCAGGGTTCATAAGGTCGTCTGCGGTGATACCCCAACCGGCAAGGTAATCAAGATTTATAGCGTTGACCTGAAACAAACCATGGTCACCGTAACCAATACGTCCAACGTCTGACCGGTGCAAATTTTGGCAACGTGTTTCCGCCCACATAACGTAGTCTGCCTGCCACAACAATTCTTCTGGCCAGAACGCTTCCAACGTTGACCACCATTCCGGGCATAGCAACCCGTCCGGCACCGTCGTAGTTGTTGGCACTTTCCGCACTTTTGTTGTGGTCGCCACGGTTGGTTGTGGCGGTAACGGACTGATCGTTATAACCGGTTGCGTTGTAGTGGTGCTAGACGTTGTTGTGACGGTTTTAAATTGGTCTGTGCCATAAATAGACCAGTCAGCAAACCGGAACGCTGCAACGGCTGCTAGGGCAGTGAATACACATAGCCCCGCAACTCGTAACCGCATCACAACCGCAACCAGTCACTAACACGGTCAGCACAACGCACGAAATAGTCATAAACTAATTTTTGGTCTGCTTCGTCAATCTCGTGCAGATCGCACGTTTCTCCCCAATCAACGTCCGCTTGCCACCCGTATGACATAAAAATTTGTTTGCCAATGCGGTTTGCTTCGTAACGGTTCACCAGTAACCCCCCCAACTGTCTTTTTCACTCCGAAAGTCTAAAATTTCTTCGATTGTGTAAATATGCCATGGAATAATCACGTCATGATTATTTTCTTCAGTTTGTAAGGCTTTTAACCCGTCAAGGGTTTTACGTAGCAAACCGGTTGACAAGTTTTTTAGATTGCGTTGGTTGTGCAAGTTGATATTAGGGACTTGGTTGGTAGCTGCTGTTGTTTGCATGTTTGTAAATATACACAAGTGCAAACACTATGTCAACTTTTATTTCAGTTGCACTTGCAACAACTACCAACCTTCAGAGTCACGGTCAGCAGACAAGATAGGCGCAGTCCACGTTTTGCCATGCTCCGGGGTCATTAACCATGCTGCTTGTTGCGGTGGTTCAAACTCAAAACTGTTTGTGTGGGCGTACTCGTCGTACCCCTTCATTGACCCGTTGACAATAAAGTTTTTGCCGTAAACCAGTTGGTGCCAATGCCCCATTACAAGTAGGTCGTAGCCTTGGTCAACTGCGTCGTACCTTGCGCGCTTCCGTGCGTCCAACCGCATAATGGGTGGCCAAATACCGCCAATGCCACCGCCACCACGGGCTTGGTCACCGTGCGTCAACATCACCGTACGGTCATAGGACGGTATCGGGCAGTCTGCGTTGTCTGATACGTCAAACGTGACCCGTGGGTTGTCTTTAAACATGCGTTGTAACGCCCTGCCTAGGAACCAGTCGAAGTTGTCACGCGCACGAAGTTTGGCACGCGGTTTGCGTGTCGTCCTGCCGTGGTTGCCGACAACAACCGGGACGTGTACGTGTCCGAATTCGTCTGCCACCATTGCGATAGCTGCACCTAGGTGGTCTATCCAATAGTCAAGCGACCCCAACATTGTGTCTTCGTTGGTTTCTGACAATTCTTCGTGGATATCGCCGGAGAATATGTCGCCACCTAACGCCACTATTGCGCCGTCATACGTTAAACCTGTCCAATAGTCCCGTGTGACTTTCACGAACCGTTGCATGGTGCGTTCTAACCGTTGGCGGGCTATGTCCCGGTTGTAGGCGTTAACGTGGCTGATTTCTTCGGGTCGTACGACCTCGTCTAGGTGCAAGTCGGACAGCATTAGCCATGGTGTAGCGTGGTGTTGTTTTGTGCGTTTCGGCGGTGACTTCAACCATTTAGGTGGTGCAGACCGTTGACCAACCTTGGACAATACGCCTAGTTCACGCTCCAAACGTTCTGCGCGTTGGTCTGCTTCCTTTAATGCGTGACGCAACCCTTTAACGATGTTGTCGGCGTCGTTTTGCCCGGTACTAGACAGCCCGTCTTTTATCGTCATGACGAAATCTCACAACTGCACGCGTGGTTTATAACGTCACGTATCTGATTTTTGCCTACCAAACGGTTGTTCTGTTTTAAGACGTTATACAACTTTGATATTGACACACCGGTTGAAGATTGCGTATTAGTGCGTTGCCGTAACTGTTCCACGTAGTCCAACACCGCTTCCCGTTCGTCGTCTGGCAGTTTCTGCAACATTATGTGAAACGCACAAACTCTGCTAGGTGCTTTCAAGTCGTCTAGTAAACCCATAACGCCCCCTTAAGGTTATCTGTTTATTTTTGCTTGCCCCAACGGGTGTCGTTAGGGTCAAGATAGGTGATTGCCAACGGCAACACGGCAGCTACTCCGGCTGCAAGATATGTGCGTAGGTCTGACCAACCGACTGTGAACACGTCCCCTCCGTCAACAAGGAACAACGCTAGAACGGTACTGGCAAACACTTTGCCCCAAGACTTAGCCATAGTCATTTCGGCTCCTTTGTGATGTGCCACTCCATGTGGTCGTCCATTCTGTCAGATACCCGGTCAACTTTGTGGTCAATCTGTTTTAATAGTTCGCTGTTGCGGTTGTGGTCACGGTTGTTTTCTCGTCGTGTACGTTCAATAAGTGTAACAACAACGCCGGACGGTGCAAGCACAGCCATAATAATGGCAGCCCAAGAAGGCACGTCATGCGCCTTTACCGCTATTTAGCGTAATGCCACCCGCAATACGCAACATGGTTAATGCTGCTAGCACGGCACCCGTTTTGGACGCTTCACCTAACACGGCAGGGTCTACCACGTTTTCAAGTGACCCTAGGTTATGTGCAATAGCGCAACTTATTGTCCCCCCGCTGAACACTTTCACAATTTTAGAAATATCTAAAACCATTTTGCGGAACTCCTATGCGACCTGTTTACGGTCGTGAGTTTACACGGTGGCTTGTAAATCTATGAGGACATCACACGACCGGTAGCAATACACCTGTATTGTCCCGTCAGGTGCGACCGGCACCCACGACGTGTTAGCAATGGTTTGACCGTGGCTGTAATTGACGTTCGACACGTCAGGCATAGCCCCGTTACCCCACACAGTTGCAAACCCGCCTTCACCGGCACCGTCCACAATAGTGACGTTGACAAACACGGCACCTTTTTTGCCGGTTGATATCTTGCGTGACTCTCCGTCTTTGAATCGTCCACCTTGTCGGCGTGAATCATAAATACGGCTTGGCGGGTCAATCAGTTTCACTTCGTACTCCGGTGACGGTTCAGGGTTTACGGGTTCAAATACTTTTTCTTCAATTTGGGCGTATATGCCGTTACCGGGACATTGGGTAGCTGCAAGGTCACGGTGACCGATTACCGGCACGTCACGCCCTATTTGTGTGCGAGCAAACTTTACTAAACCCCGGACGGTTTCTATCATCGCAAGGTTACACGGGTCTTGCCAGTCAACTAAACACAGAATGACCCACGTAACGTTATTAAACCCTTTGTTGGCTGCCGGTGTAAAGTCGGTGCCTCGCAACTCCCATGACAGCCCGGTTTGGTCTACTGCGACGCTGTAACCGATGCTGTAGCCACGCCCGTTAACGTACGCGTGTTGAATGTTCGCTAAATACTGTGCGGTGTCGGGGTTGGCTTTTTTGTCTGCCGTGTAGTGCACAACAATGTTGTCAACGTTTGACCAGTTAACTGGCGGACTGTTTGTGTGTTCGCCAATGGTGTAACCGGGTTGCTCCCATGTTGTGCGCGCCCGGTCAAACCAACTCATTCTGTTAAGCCCCATACACCAATGAAGATAAGCACAACGCCTATGCCGATTGCGATAGCTGCCCTAATCATGTTGGCGGGTCGGGGAAGTCGGCGGTTTCGCCGGGTGTCCATGTTGCCGGGAAGTCACGCAACTGCTGACGGTATGTCGCCCATGCGTCGCGGTCTACGGGTGCGTCGGCTACTTGTGTCCAGTCCGACGCAACTAGTAGCCGGTCACGTTGGTGTCTCATGCGTGCCGTCAAAATGTCGGTGTCATCTGTTACGTCTAAACCAATTTCGTTTAGGTTCATATCATGCCGCCTGATAAATAGTAACTAGTGAGTAATAACGACCGTTGACCCACGGCACGCCGTTATCGTAATAGCGAACGTTTGCATAAGTTGTAGTCAATTCACCGTTTAACGTGTCACCAGTTACTGCGGTTTCACGGCCTGACACCGTAAACGATTGCGGAGCTGTTGCGTTCGCGTTGATTGGGAGAGTGAATCGTAAAGAACCGTTCGCTGTGCCTGAATCGACAACACGAACGCGAATAACTGCTATTACTAAATCTTGAATTTTGACATAACGCGAGTAATAAATAATGGTGGTCGTTGGTGTGCCAGTTTGCGCCGTGATAGTCGAAGTCCAGTCTGACCATGCGCCGATAGCGTTAAGGTCTGACGCTTGTAGTACGTCGCCTGCGGTAAAGTCGCCTAATGCGGTCATGGTGTCGGCTCCTCTACTTTTTCGGTGCCTACCTGTGTCTCAATCCACGCGTCCCACTCGTCGTCAGACATCGGCGTTACCGTGTCGTCTACCTGTACGTTGACTGTTCCGACGGGGTATAGGGTTTCTAGTTCTTGTCGTGTCCATGTAGCCATTGTTTATGCTCCGTCGTTGTATCCGTACACACGAATAATTCCACCCGTCATCGTGCCGCCTGACGGCTTAAAAGTGATGTCCGTAACTGATGCCGTGCTGTTTTGATATCCGCCGAACGTATCCCAATACCCGCCGGACACCATGTAGACGTTTTGACTGAACATAAACGTTTTTGTTCCACTCACGTATGGTTTGTAAATATCTATTTTGCCACCGCCACCGGCCGCGGTTCGTATTGCACCGATGCCCCATTGGGCTTGATTGTCATTCGGAACACTTGCAACAGTTCCAGTCCATGTGGTGTATTGGCGCGCACCGTAATAAGCCGTCGTGATGCTGTCTAAAGTCACTTGCAATGTAAACGCTGTTACCGAACAGTCTTCGACAAAATAGGTTATGTGGTAATTCTCAAACCGTGAGTCAAACGCGTCAGTAACGGTTACCGATGACACGCCAGACCCGACCGTAACCGACTTAACAAACACCAACCCGGCGTAAGTCTGCAACGCCTCCACCGTGTCATTAACCGTGGCGTGCTGGTCGGCGTGCGACGGAGAATTAAGCGCAGACCCGCTAGTAGGGTTCGTAAACGTCTGCACGCTGTTAGGCCAATTAGTTGCCATAGTTACCTATCCTAGTAAAGCCGGTTACCTTCAACCGGGTGTCCATCGTAACCAAATAACTCGTCATACACGTAGTCCGTGTCATCGTACGTGTCTAACGTTCCGCCCAACTTGCCTAGCTGCGTATCATCTAAAATAAAATTCATGTTGTCTTGCATAGGCAAACAATGCACCGTGATAGTTGTATCTGACGGGGAAATGTTGATTTTGCGACCTGCTACAACAATGTTGTCTGTGCGTTCACTACCGCCCGTAGGTGTATAAACAATTTTGGCGGTGTTCCACAACCCGTACTGTGAATCAAGATAGTTAGCCCATTGCACCCACGCGCTGTCATCTGCTTTTGCCTCAACCTGTTTAGTGGACGCACGAAACGACTTTGTGGTGAAACGTGGCGTGTCATACATATTTGCCCAACGTTCAGCGGTCTGTTGCGCTCCGGGTTCTAACACTCCAAAGTTTTCTGTGGTGTCGTCCCAACGTATAGCAACCTTAGAATATGAAATGTTGCGCCGTCCAAAACGCTCCACACTTTCGGTGCTTTCATACGTTTTTGTTTCGGTATCTGCACCACCGTATTGCAACGGGTCTGCGCGTGTTATCTGTGCGCTGTTCACCATGTCGTCAACGTTGTAGCCACGGTCAATACCAAAAAACGGTAGTTCTGTGCCTGTCGGGTCGTGGTCAAACACAAAGTCTTTACGCCATGACGACGTTGGTACTTTTGAACCGTCAAAAATGTGTGTGAAATAAAACGTGGTTTCCTGTCCACTGCTGTAACCAAAACCTAAGTATTCTGACAGCATGACAGCAGGGTTGATTGGTAGCAATGCTGAGTTAAGCAAGTCGGCAACGGTGTAACCGTCATACCCGTAAAACTCTACTATCGGTTCAATTTCCTGCACGTCTGCACCGGTTACGGGGAAACGTTTTTGTGCTGCCCCTAATTGTGGTGCGTCCACCGGTTCAAAAATTGTTGACCCGGTTACCGGTTCCACATATCCGTTCAAAATGTATGTGACACCAAGATTGACACGAAAGAAATATTGCAACGGGTCAAGGTTCAAAAATTCTACTTTGCTGCGCCCCGCCATTGTCAACGGGTCTACCGCCTCAATTTGCACCGTGCTGTTACGCCCGTCGTCACGTAACACAAAGTCAGACACAATACCGCCAAACACCTGACGTTGTGTAATTGACCCGCTGCCGTTTTCAACGCGTGCGTCAATTATTAGCGCATAACTGTATGCGTCAAGGTCAGAATATGTGCCACCGTTCAGAGGCGTAAACGCCCCGTCATTGTTGTCGATTTCTATTAGGGCTGTACCACGACTGACGGAACCAACGCGTACGTCTTGGTTAATGGACGCGCCTAACGTGCGGTCAGTTACTTCTATGCTGTGGCTGTACTGCTTTAAATAAAATTCCCATGTGGTTGTTACTGCCATCAGTATTTGACCCCCGGCAGGTTTGCAACCGGCACGCCACCGTTCCGTTTGCTGTATGTAATCATTTTGTCTACAACGTCGCGTCCGTCTGACCCGGCTGGCATGTTTACTTCGATTTTTTCTATAATGGTGCCTGCCATAGCTGCTGACTGTTCTTGTGTGGGTCGCAACGGCACATAACCTTGCGTTCCTGCTTCCAACACGCCTAAACCTAAACTGCCTGCGTCAATGGCTGCTTGAATATTCGGAGCAATGGTGCCGATAAGACCTAAAATTTCCATAATTTTGGCTTCTAGTGCGTCAACGTCGCCCATTTCAATAAGCGGTATGAGTTCTTTGCCAAACGCACTGTCAAGCAAACTGTGCGCCTCAATCAAGTCTTCTAACGCAAACAACCGGTCACGTTCTGCCTGTTCATATTCTGCGGAACCTTCAGCAGCTGCACGCATCGCTTCGTTAGCGTCCTTAACTTCTTGGATAAAGTCCGCTACCGCTTGTTCGTTGTCTAACCGTCCAAACAACCGGTCAAGTTCTGTGTCTGTTTTGAAAGTCTGTTTGCGTAGTTCAGACATGCCGGTGGCAGCTTCCTGCAAGTCTTCCGCAAAGTTATATACGTTGTCATATTCGATAATGTCCATGAAACGACGCGTTTCTGCGTCCGTTTCGCCGGTCAACTCTCCTAAACGTTCCTGCCGGTATTCTGCGTCCTCTAACGCTTCCGTGTAACCCTCTAACGCACGTTTAACGTTGATAGACGCCGTAGTTTGTTCTTCGGTGCCGACAGTTGTCGTGCTGAGAATATCAAAAAACCCTTCACCAATTTCTTTTGCATACTTTGTGGCTTCCGCTACTTTGTCTATGGCATCTTCGTTGCCTTGTGCAGCGGACGTAAGGTCACCCAACGTTAGACCAAGTGTTTGCAGGTCGCGGTCAAGATCTGAACCCGCAATGTTGTATTCCAACATTTTTTCTGCGCTGTCCGTGAACACGTTGTTGTTTTCGTCCAAAACGTCACGCATTGACTGTGCGGCTTCGTCAATTTCACGTTGTTTTGTAGCAAAATGGTCAAGCGCAATAGTTAGGCCAACCATGGTGCCAGTCAGCCCAAACGCCATTTTGTTAGCAAATTTTGCGCTACCGCCTAAACCCTGAATGGTGTTTGAAATTGCTTTAGTGCCACCAACGGCAGCCAAACCTAATATGCCAACTTGTTGGATACCTTCCGGTAACACCGTGAACGCTTGTAGTACCGGTTTGACCGCACCCATTAACGTTTCTAGTGCAGGTATCATTGCTTCGCCGACGGTGGCTTTAACGTTGTCGAACTCCGCTTTCAAAATGCGTTGCTGGTTTGCTAACCCTTCAGACGTGTTAGCGAAGTCGCCCGACATCTGTTCCGTCTGTTCCATAATGACCCGGTAGCGACCCATGACCTTTTCAGATTCAGTTAAGGCACCTGAACCGTCGTATAAACCGTCTGTCAGCAACTGTTGTTTAACAGCTGCGTCTGAAACGTCAATACCGTAAGGCCGTAGCACTTCCGCAGAACCTGACAACGCACTTTGAAACTTTTGTGCCGCGTCGGGCACGTCAAGGTTCATAACGGACGCAAAGTCAGCGACACGACCGCTGATTTCTTCCGTTACGTCAACAATGTCTTTTTCATTTGTGGTTAGCTGTCTTGCAAACCCTGAGAATTGGACAGCAAATTGGTTAAAATCGGTTGCCGATAAACCAACTGCGGTTGCTGCGTTTTCACCTAGTTCTAGAATGCGTCCGGCTGCGTCCTCAAACGCTACGTCAACTGCATTAGCAGATTCTGCAAGGTCGGACGCTTGACCGATTGCCGACTTGGCAAAGTTCGCTATCTCACGGGTTGCAAACGCATTGACAGCAGTTTTGGCAATGTTGCCCATTTGTACGTCAAACTTGTCTGCTGCCTTTTCTGCTTCCGCAAACCCGGCTTTAGCCTTGGTAGCGTCCGCCAACAAGTTAATACTAATAGACGCTTTTTTTGCAGGCATTAGACGTTCCTATTCCAGATTTCGTACACTTGGTCAAGATATTCTTGCATAACATCATTAACCCGGTTGTCTGCTGCATCATACAAGAATGGGTTAGGGCGTATGTTGCGTGTTGCCCAACCAAAATGGATTGCCCCGGCGTAGGGGACACGGACACGACCGGCAGACACTTTTGCGCCGGAAACGACTTTGTGCGCCCTAATGGTTTTGCCTAGCCTCCCTGACCTGACCGGCACCAAACGTTTAGCCTCGTCAACCACTATTTCTGCTGCGCTATACCCGGCAGCTTTAAAGTCGTCACGGGCTGCGTCGTCAAGTTTGATTAGCGCACGGCGCAATTTGTGTAGACCTTCGACTTCAAACCCGACATTGGCACCACGGCGTTGCGTGCCATATATCTGTTTGCGTAAGTCTTGGTCTAGGTTGGCCATGGTTAACCCTGTTGGTGGTCTAATAGCATTGCGCGCATCTCTTGCAATACTAGCGTTGGGGTGGCCATCAGGTCATTAGGTGCAATACCGGTACGTATCGCCATGGCTGCTACTTCCCGCGCCCAAAACGTGTTGACACGCGGTTTACCGTCTAGTCGTCTTTTGGGACTAGTCGCACCTCTGTGACGGTGTTAACCCATTCTTTGAACGGTTTAAGTGTTGCACCGGTCACTTTGATAGCTGCAAACCCTAGGTATGCAAGACCCTTCCATGTCTGTTTGGTCTGCCATTCCCTAAAACTCATGTCCGTGTGAAAGTCCTCCCACGCAACTAATGCGGGCAGGGTTATTTCATATTCGGCAGGTTCTCCGCCGTCCATAGTTACTTCAATGACAAAAGGTAACATTGCGCCCTCCTTGTTAATGCCTGTTTATGTTATGACTATGACACGGCAGGTGCCAAAGTGCCACCGCTGAAATTGACGGTGGTCATGGCAGCATCTCCGTAGGTGCCACCGTTAATGGAACCGTACGAAGTAATAACCGTGTTGGTGATGTCGTAATCAGGGTTCGTTGCACCAACTGCGTCTGACGTTGCACGAAGCGTAATCGTCGTTGTTGACCCGATAAGTGGCCAGATAGTTGCATCGACACTGCTAGCTGCAAAGTCCTGATAAAACGTGATTGACCCGGACACCTTTTTGCGTCCTGCAAGTGACTGATCCCAATCATCTGACATGGCGGTTACGTCAACTTCTGTAACGTCTGCTGAAAGGGTCACTGACTGTACGTGGTCTGAAAGGTCAACGGAGTTGACCGTTACGGACACGTCATCGTAAACAAACTTAGCCATTTTGGGTCACTTCCTCGTTTTCGGCTTTATCGCTTTTTGGTGTTGCTGTTTTCTTTAGGTGACCGGCGGTCACCAATGCTTCAATGTTATACCGTGCAAGGTCATCTGCGGTGACTAAATCACCAATTTGATAGCCCTTCACCCGGTCACTGGTCACTTTGTATTTCATGGTTCCACCATCACTTCCACTTCAAAGTCTACACCTAGGTAGATATCGTCCCCGTAGCCAATGTTGCCAACGTTGTTTGCGGACGCTACACGGGCATACGACACAACGCCACCTAGCGTGCGGTCAGCTGCAAGCAACTGGTCTACGCTGTCTGTGCCGTAGATAAGCGGGTCTAAACGGGCAATGTTGTTGTCAAGGTCAAAACGTTGCACAAGGAACGTCACGGTAAAAAACATTTGCAGCAACCCACGTTGCATAGCGTCGCCGTATTCCACTGCGGTGGTGCCGGGAATGATGATGGCGGACGGCGTAAACGGCACTTCAGGCGGGTTTGCATACACAATTTCTACGACAGTGGACGTGTTTAACTGTGTCGCTAACGCTTCTTTAATTGTGCCGTAGTCAGCCATCAGGCAACCCCAAGTAGTTTTACGCCTTGCAATAGGGCTGCAACGTCCGGGTCATTGCGAGAGATACGCACTGCGCCGAACTCTGGAATTGAACCGGCTTGGAAACCTAGCGGTGACGCTTTACGTTGGTACAGACGGCATGACATTAACAAGGCTGCTTGTTTAATGTTGTCCGGTGCGGTTTCGCTGTACGCAAACTTTGCGGTCACTTCGATAGTTGGGCGACCGTATAGGGATAGTGGCCAACCGTTGTTTACGTTGGTCAACATGCGGTAGGGCGTGTCGTTGCCGTCTAATACATAGTCGGTGGTTACGGTTAGCGTGGTTTCAAACGTGCCGTCTTGGTCGTTATCAACCTTTACGACTAGACCGGTTGTTGTTGCGATGTCGTCCACGTCCAAAATGCTTGCGGTGCGTGGAAGGTATGTGCGGGTTGACGTGGCGGACACTTCAAAGGTGCGTCCGGTGTAGTTGTCAATCAACGCGTCTGCTGCACCAATGGCAGCTGTTATGGCGGTGTCCTCACTAGTTACAGAATCGGGGATACCTAATGACGACTTGACTAGCGCAAGTGTTGTGTATGCCATTAGTCCGCCTTGCGTGTTTTACGTCGCCGGGGAGCCGGAGCGGGTTTGCTGCTGTGCGTGTCCTGCTCCGACTCCACAACCGTGGGTGACGGTTCCGGCACGTTGGGGGAAACATTAGAGAGTTTAGCGATAAGCACCGGGTCTGCACCAGACGCAATGAGATTTTGCAAATACTTGTCCATAACTGCTCCAATATTAGGGGTGAACCCGCCCCGCACAAGGGGGACTTAAAACGGGGCGGGTTCGACTTATCAGAGTGTTGCTGACAGCAACGTTCCCTGAATCTTGCAAACGCCACCGGGGTAACGTCCGGCAGTGAATGCGCTGTATCCGTACACAACCATGCGGGTGGTGAGGGTACCGGAGCCGACAGACTCGTAACGGAGCATAAGCGGACTGGCTGCCTGCTCCATAAGTACGAGGTCTGCACGGTTCGCAACAATGATTGCGTCCTCATCAGTGCCTGCACCAAGGTTGGTTGGAATACCTGCGTCAACGACCACCGGAACTCCGGCAATTTCGCCTGCTGCAACACCGTACGCGCCGGGGTTGCCAAGAGCAACAACGTTGCGTGACGTTGCAACAGTAACACCTGCCAATGGGCGGTTGCTGCTGTCAAGTCCACCAGAAATGTAAGCCCAACGGCGTGGGTGCATGATGATGACATCAGGCTGCGCATAGCGGGCTGCGGTAACGGTGCCAATTGCCTTAACAATTTTTTGGAATGTCTCGTATGCGGTTGGTGACGCGTCGTCTACGTCAACGTCACCAATTCCGGCGGTGTTCAAAATGCCAAGGTGCGTACCAAGAAGGCCGTCACCGTTAACAACATCTGCGTTGACTTTGGAGTTGTAAGCGGACACAAGGTCAGCTGCCAAAAGTCCGTCAACACCGGTGCCACGCTCCAACGCCTGACGTGATACGTCAACCATGCCTGCATAGGTGCGGACATTGACGGTCAACAAGGTGTCGTCTGGTGATGCTTCGGTGACTGCGCCGTTGTCGCCGTCCTGCGCTGCAACGCTACTGCCTGTCGTGATGCGTGACACATTCACGGTCAGACCGTCGTTTGGCAATGGAAGGCTGTTGGCCACGTCCATGGTGTTACGTCCTGCACGCAGGAACGGTGCAGCAAGTCCGGTGAGGTACTGCGGAACAACAAGCCCGCTAAAGTTGCCGGAGCCGGAGTCACGGAGTTCATGACGCATTTCGTTGTTGTGGCGTGACAGACGCTCCTGCGCTGAAACGTCACCAAGGAACTCAGCTGCGTACGAGTCACGGAAGAACGAGTGTGGCGCGTCTTCTTGGTAGGTCAATGGTTCTGACTTAACGTCAACACGGTTCACTGCTGGTGCTTCCTGTGGTTCGTCAGTGGCTGCGACTTCTGCGCGCAGTTTGGCTGCTTCAAGGTGGCTAACCTGAATTTCCCGCAGGTCTGCGATACGGGCATCGAGTGCCTTTGCGCGTGCGGTCAGGTCACCAAGGTTGTTATCTTCTGTTTCGGTAAGGTCACGGGTTTCTTCTGCCGCGCGGTCAAGCACTGCCTCAACAGCGGTTGAAATTTCGGCACGTTCCGCAACAAGTTGGTCTAGCAACTTCACGGTCAGTTCTCCTAACTGATATGTGGGTAGGGTCTGACGGTGACAGTTAGGTGACTATTCGGCGTAACTATCGGCGGTCACCAAATAGCATACACATTGACGTTTAGTCAACATGCGAAAAATATCGGATATCTTCCGTCTGTCCGCTAGCACAAATGCCCCATAACGCTTGACCGGGTGCTAGCTGCCCTTCCGTAACGTCTGTGTGCTTCACGATAGGAAACCCGGTTGCCGTGGTGACAGAATCGTTGTCACCCAAATACACGGTTTGGTTGCCAATAATTTGCAGAAAGACGGGACGGTACACGTCGTTTTCGTCCAAAATTTTGGTTGCTACATCTGTGACGGTGACACTTCCGTAGTTAGCCATTGTCTATTTCTTTCATAAGGTGACGGTATTTGGCTAAACGTGGTACCTGTTCGCCGTCGTCCGGGTCAAACGAGCGTACGCTAATAAGTTGTGCGTCTGTGTAGGCAGGGTTCCGCACAAAACCTACGTGGTCTAGTTTGGCTTCCGTGCGTGTCCGCAACGGTTTACCGTTCAGTTCTGACGACTGCGTACGTACCGGGATAAAACCGACACTGAACCCGGACACGAACCCGTCTATGGCTAGGGTGCGGGCTTCCTCACCACGGTGGGTGTTTGCTAGGAGAAAGTCTGCGATAAGACCGTCATTTGTTTTTTCCCAACTGACTGCCCGTCCAATAGGCATACGGTCTGTGGCGTGCTGTTCCAACAACGGGATACGTTCTCCACGTTCCGCAATGGTTTTGTCAAACGCTGTTGGTGCAAACCGTTCTAAGTAGCTGCCTGCGTCGTAAATAGCACCAAACGGTGCCACAATGCCTACTAGGTGGTGTCCGTCGTCGTCGTCGCGGACTTCAAACCCGGCAAACTCTACGGTGCGTGTTATTAGTTCTGACATCAGTCTGTCTCCGGTGTCGTTGCGTCTGTTAAATCTTCAAACATTCGCACTTCGTCTACGGTGAGGAACCCGGCACGTAAACCAACTTCGTAAGCTGCATACCGGCTTGCGGTGTCTGCCCGCAATAGGTCGTCCAAAACGAAACGGGCTGTTTGTCCGCGTGGCAGCAACGTAGATAACGCCTGTTCAATACGTGACAGCCACGGACGCAATGTGAACCGCACAAATTGGATACTGTCCTGCGTCACGTTGCTGTAGGTCATTGACGTTCCGTCCATCGCTACGCCTACCATGTGTGGCGGTACTCCAAACAAAGTACAAACCTGTTGCGCTGAATATCTGCGCCCGTCAATTAGTTCTAGGTCATGTGCGGAGAATGACAACGGTTTGTAGGCAATGCCGTTTGCCAATACTGCGGGTGTCCTGTTGCGTCCACCGTTGTTCGCTATCCACCCGGCTTTTAATGCGTCTGCTTCTTCACGGGTTATGTCTGCGTCAACTTCTAACACGCCCACCGGTAAACCGCCTGCGTTGTAAAGTTCGCTTGCGCAGTCCTCACCGGCAATAGAAATACCTAACGTGCGCCGGTGGTGTTCAATAATCGACATGCCTTTGACGGAACCGGGAAACGTCAACCCACGGATATGCAAAATATCTTCCGGCTGGTATGTCTGACCGGCAACCCGGTAAGCGATGGTTGCACCGTTTTGGGCTGTTTCGATATACACCGCGTCGGGTGCCAACAAAACTGCTTGCCGTGGGTATCCTAACTCGTCACGGTCACCCAACAACCAGTAGGCGTTGCCGTCAATCACTAACGACATGACGGTGGACGCAATCATGTCCATGCGGGTCATGGTGCGGTCTGGCTGCTCCAAAATGGCGGGTTGTGGTTTTACCCGGTCACCGTTGCGATATGACGCTAACGGCAGCGCACCAATACTGTCAGAAATAAGGTTGGTGCAACGATACAACGCCGGAATAGTTAACGCTGTTGCCGGTGAAATGTGCAACGGGCCTTGCAAGGGTTGCAAATAATTTGCCGTCGGCAAAACAAACGGGAATTCGCTTGCGCGTTGTTCAGTCTTGCGACGTGTAAAGATACCCATAGTGGTTCCTAGAATACCATCGGTGATTTGGTTTTCTTAGGCCGAAACTTAGCACAATGCCACGCCACGCTAGCTGCGTGCAACGGTGACAAGTCTGCTGCCGGGTCAACTCTCGCCCACAACCACCCTGACCCGACCGGTTTTTTCTTTGCGGACGCAACCGCAAGCGTTAACGCTTCGTGAGGTCTGACCGCTATTCCGTTGTTCTGCATGATTGCGTCATAAAGTGCGTTAGCTGCGGACACGCTGTCACGGGTGCTGTATTTCACTATTTCTACGTCTGGCAGTTCGTCTAACAAGTTGCCTGCCGGGGAATATTGGTCAAGGACAACACGTCCCCCGTGGGCTGATATAAGGTCACGCACACGCCCCGGCAGCCAGTCGGTGCCGTCCCGATTTTCGACTAGTTCCATGGTGCCTTCGCCGTCTGCCACAACAATGCTTGACCGTGACCGGTCTAACGTGATGTCAACACCAAACACCAAACCTTCGTCTGGCCACTTTTGGTCAGTTTGCACCTCATTCCACAAGAGTTCCGGTATCACCCGGTCATCTGTCTTAGTCCACTGATTCAAATAGGCACGCCTAAATTCTGATTCCGGCATGGTTTGCCGTGCGTGACGTATCTTCTCAATCTTCACGGTATTACCTAAGGCGGGCATACATTGCCACCACACTTCTTCGTCGTCAATGTCTAAAACGTCGTCCGGTGCGCTCCACTCAAAATACGCAATACCGGTAGTCACGCCTTCTAACACGGCGTTGCGCCCTATCTCCGTTTTACGTCGCAAATAGGTGGACTGGTCAGTACCGGCGGTGGACACTACCCATAGTTGCGCGTCATCGCACGTCACCATTGCAGGCAATAACGATTGTTCCCGGCGGTCGTCCGTATCGGCAAACGCCTCGTCAATGAACGCCCCGCCAGAAAGTGTCATACCGTGACCCGCAGTCAACGTGGACGGCAACGGTTCGATACGTGACCCGTTATCAAACGTGATGGACTCCGTGCCGTTCGCATATTTCATTACCGTTAGTGAATCAAAATCTGATTCTTGCACGGCAGGCATAAAGTCATGCACCAACTTTTTGCGGGCATCTGAACCCGTCTGTGCGGTGTAGGCGATACGTCGCCGGTTGCCTTGCAACGCAGACCAAACCATGACCGCTAGCAGCAAAGTTGACTTGCCAGACTGTCTAGGAATGGTTAACGTGACCTCGCTGTACGCCGGTTTCCCGTTCTCCTGCTCCAACGCAATATCAACAACATGCCGTTGGTGTGGCATTAAAGGGGTGCCTAACATCTCAGCAACCCGTGCCACCTCATGCCCCCTTGTTGGGCGGTCAGTCCTCGCCGTTGTCAACCGGGGCTTGCAAACGCGTAATGATTGCATCCAGTTTGTCCTCCTCGTATGCGTGCAACTCGTCAAGGTCGCACAATGCTTCACGATACTGTTTCCACAAGGCGGGTTGTTCCGGCAACGTGTCCACCGCTAATGCGAGAGAACGCACAACCTGCACGATTGGCCAATGTTCCTGCGGTATCCCGTCCGGATATAAGCCCGTTAGGTAGCTGCTGACAGCCTGCGTGTTATTTACCGGTTCTGCCGGTTTTTGGGCGGTTTTCTTGTTGGCTGCCATGTGTCGATTGTAACTCACCAATATTGGTTGGTTTTATGCATATGTCATGCATGCGTTTATGCACCTTTTAGCGGGCTGTGGATAACTCACGCAAATTTTGTAAAAAAATTGGAGAGAGAATGCCA